ACTACGATACATTTCCATTAGTGTTACCATTAGAGAATTACAATGATGGATTTCTAGGATTAAACTTTCATTATCTACCAATACCATTGAGAATGAAATTATTAGATAGAGTTGTAGATTTTAGTAACAACACAAAGTTTGATGAGTCTACAAAATTAAATGTAAATTATACTGCGTTAAAAAGAGTAAGACTTATTAGACCAACAATAAAAAGATATCTTGCTGGTAAAGTTAAATCAAGATTTCGTAGGGTAGATGCAGATGAGTTTACAGTTGCAACTCTACTACCTGTTCAGAGATTTAAGAAGGGTAGTCAATCAGAAGTGTATAAAGATTCAAGGAAGATGATTTAATGGCAAAATTTAATATAGGTGGACTTATAGAAGGAACTGCATATGGTGTAATGAATGAGATACTCAGTGGTTTTCGTAATGATGATGGATATGCAAAACCTTCTAGGTACGAAGTAACACTTCACCCTCCAAGTGGTGTGGGTGGTTCACCTGTAGGTACAGACACAAACATCATGTCAATACTAATGCCCCAAAAAACAAGTGAGGGTATAACTAGACAGACAAGTTTACGTTGTGAGTCTATTTCTTTTCCAGGCAGAACTTTAGATACAACTCCTGATGTCAATCTATATGGCCCACTAAAAGATGTTGTAACAGGTTACACCTATGGTGATATAACAGGTGTGTTTCAGTGTTCTACTGATATGAGAGAGAGAACCTTTTTTGAAACATGGCAAAGACTTTCTTTTGATAATAGAACTTTTGCAATGGAGTATTATGATAAATATGTCGGTTCAATGGATATACATCAATTAGATGAAAATAATAAAAAAAGATTTGGTGTGAAAATACTTGAGTGTTTTCCATCAACGGTTGCAGAACAATCATTGTCATATGCACCAGCAACAGAGATACAGAAAGTAAGTGTAACATTTAAGTATAGATACTTTAAAAATTTAACAGATGAGGCTGACCTACCAAAACCACTACTAAATAGAATAGGTGACGTAGTATTAAATGGAGTTGAGAGAGAAATAAGAAGTAAAATACCAAAGGTATTAACTAGATTATAAGGATAATATAATGGCTTTACCAAAATTAGAAACACCAAAATATCAATTGGTGTTACCATCAACAAATGAAAAAATAAACTATAGACCATTTCTTGTAAGAGAACAAAAAATATTACTCATGGCACAAGATGCAAAAGATGAAGGTGATATTGCAAACGCAGTAGGAGAATTAGTTAAAGCGTGTACTTTTGGAAAAGTAGACCCTCTTAAAGCACCTCTATTTGACATTGAGTATATATTTTTACAAATTCGTGCAAAATCTATAGGAGAAAATGCTGAATTACAAATCACTTGTCCTGATGATAATAAAACACGAGTGTCAGTTAAAATAAATCTTCAGGAAGTAAATGTACAGATGACTGCAAATCACACAAATGAAATACAGGTATCAAATGATATTAAACTTTTTTTAAGATATCCATTATTGAATGATATCAAAGGAATCTTAAATTCATCTGGTAATGCGTCTATGGTGTTTAGTATTTTAAACAAGTGTGTGCATGAAATACATCATGGAGAAAAAATTTACAACAGGGTTGACATGAATGAAGGTGAATTGAATGAGTTTATCGACTCTATGACAAATGACCAACTACAATCAATTATGGATTTCTTTGATACAATGCCAAAATTACGTCATGTTATTAAAGTTACTAATCCTAACACAAATGTCAAAGGTGAGGTGGTTGTGGAGGGCCTCTCAAATTTTTTAGAATAGGACTCTCACACGAGAGTCTAACTAATTATTATAAAACTAATTTTTCGTTAATGCAACACCATAAATATAGTTTGAGAGAACTTGAAGACATGATTCCTTATGAGAGAGAAATATATGTCGCATTATTATCAGAGTGGATTAAAAAAGAGAATGAAAGGATTGAGAAGGAAAACCAAAAAATGAGAGGATAGTCACATGGCAGACAAAATAACCAAAACAGTTGATAATGAGGTTGCGAAGAAAGACTTAAATGGTGATGGACACATTTCACAAGAAGAAATGGAGATGGATTTGGAATTTAAAAGAAAAGAACTAGAAGATGCAGATGCTCGTAGAGATGCAATGCGTAAGATGGCTTGGTTCTCTTTACTTGGTATGTTACTATATCCCTTTGCAGTGGTACTTGCAAATTTAATTGGTTTGGAACAAGCAGGAAAAATACTTGGTGATATGGCCGCAACATATTTTGTTTCAGTTGCAGCTATCGTCATGGGTTTCTTTGGTGCAAACGCATATTCAGATAAGAAGAAAAAATAATGTCTACTGAAACTTTATTACAAGGTGTAATCGGTGAATTACAAAAAACAAATGCTCTTATTGAACGAGGTAATAAAGACCCATCTCTTGGTTCTTCCATAAAACAAAATCTTGGTGAGATACTTAACGCAAGTAGATTGCAAAGAGATGACCAATCATACACTGAGAAAAAAGGAATAGACCAAACAGATGATGAGGTAAAAAAACTTAATAAACAAACTGAAGAAGACTCTACCGTATTAAAAGAAATATTGAATAGTGTCATTGCAATAAGTGAAGGACAACCTACACAATCACAACAACAATCTATTAAAAAAAAAGAAGAAGCAAAGGAACAAAAGTTTATAGAAGGTTTGTTTGGTATTGAGAAAAAAATTGGAGGATATTTTGATAAGTTAGGAAAACTTTTTGATGGTAAAGGTGGTACTCTCCTAAAATTTTTAGGATTGTTTGGTTTAGTACAATTTTTACAATCAGAATCTTTTATCAAATTGTTAGGTGCATTAGATTTTATAATTCTTAAAATAGAAGGTGCTGGTAAAGCATTTGATGATTTTATGAAGAAAACTTTTAATTTCAACACAAATTTAGAAGAGTTGGGGCCAAAAATTGCAAAAATTGCTCTTGTTTCTGCAGCTATTTTTGCACTTTTGAATCCAATAAAAACTTTAAAATCTTTACTTCTGTCTTTACCAACTGCTATTATAAGTAAAGGTTTTAAAGCAGTAAGAACTTTTTTTGGTATGAACCCACAACAACTCGCAAAGAAATCATTTGTTGGCCCTCAAAAAGCATCTCGTGGATTTAGAGTGCGTCAGGCATTAGGAAGAACAAGAGAGTTTGTAAGTGGAGTTGGTAATAAAATTAGTAGTGGTGTTAGAACAGCAGGTAGTACAATCGCTGGATATGGTAAATCAGCAGGTAGTGCAATTACTGGACTTGGTAGTAAATTAGGGCCCCTAGCAAATATTGGTACAAGAGGAGCACTTGTTGGTCTTGGTCGTGCAGCTGCAATTGCAACTGGCCCTATCGGTCTTGCAATTATGACAGGTATTACAGGTATCATTGGTGGTGTTAAAGCTGGTATGAAAAAAGCAGAAGATGAAACTGCAACTAAAATGGATATTGCAAAGGCAGCATTAGTAGGTGGTGCAGTTGGTATTCTTACATTAGGTATGGGAACTCCAGAGGGTGTATCAAAATTCTTTGGTGGTATAGGTGATAAGATAGGTGAAAAGTTTACTGCATTCAAAGAAATGTTACCCACAAAAGATGAACTTAAAGAAAAGATGGCTGGGTTTGCAGAGGGTCTAAAGGGTAAGTTAACTGAACTAGGTGATAAGTTTTCATCATTAAAAGATAGTATGATTACTAAGTTTGAAGACATAACTGGCTTTGAACTTCCTTCTTTTGAAGAGGTGTCTGAAAAACTTAAAAACTTTGGTACAAATTTAAAAAATAGAGTTTTAGATGCAATCCCTACTAAAGAGAAGGTCAAAGAGTTTGGTAGTAAAATACTACAGTTTGGTAAAGATTTAATTAAAAAAGATGCAACTCAAGAACAAATAGATGCAGCTGTTACTGCTGCACTTCAAAAACATTTTGAAATTGCACATAGTAGAAATCAAGAAATAAATGATAATGCATTGAATAAAAGTGGTGGTGGTGAAACCACTGTTGTTAATAATATTAATCAAGATAATTCAAGTAAAGTTAAACAGGACGTTGTGAACAACCATTCTAAACAGATTGTTCACAACAACCGCTTACACAATGATATTGCGTTTGCTGGTTAACTATGCATTTGCAAGTTTATTGAAATAATCCATAGTATCTTCTTCTTCACCCTGTTTACTCTCAACAGGTTTCGTATCTACCTTTGGTGCAACAACGGCATCATCAACAACTGTTTGATTACTTACCACTTGTTTACCAGATAGAACTGCATCTAACCTAGTCTTAAGTTCATCATATGATTTGAAATTACTTGGTGCAGTGAAGTCTGCCAGTGAATACTGTTCTTTCCAAATTCTTTCAATCGTACTATCGTCATCTAGAATTGCAGATGGTTTTTCAAACTCTGACTTATCATAGTTCCAATAACCGTCAACCTTTCTAATCTTCAACTTAAAGTTCGCACCCTTCCAAAAATCAAAAGGATTGATAGGTGATTCATCTTCGAACTCAGGTTGCATTGCAGCCATAAGTTTGTCAAATATCTTCTTACCATATCTAAACAAGAAAACTTTACCCTCATTGTGTGGGTTCTTAGAGTCACTTACAACATAGATGTTTGAGTAATACTGTAACTTTCTCTTTTGTTTCCTTGCAATCTCCTTGTCACTTTCCACACCAGAGTTCCACAAAGAACTGTTATACTCTGATACAGGGTCTTTTTGTTTCAAGGTTGTTAATGAGTTCTCAATAAACCATTGACCTGTAGGCCCTTGAAATGCGTGACTCCATAATTTAGTCCAAGGCAAGTCTTCACCTTCGATTGCTGGTAGAAATCTAAGGACTGCGTAACCATTACCAGATACATCTAGTTCAGGTTTCCATAGTCTTTCATCTACATAGGACTTTTTTTCGGTTGGGTCTTTTTCGTCTTTCTTGACTGCACTGAGTAGCTTGTCAAGATTATTAGTCGACTTTAATTTATCTAACGACATTATATTCTCCTTATGTTATCGTATGGTTTTGTATATTTCTTCGTATGTTAAAAAATCTACATTCTTAAATTTTGTCCTCACCTTATCTAAAATAGTGTGGACAGGACTTACCCAGATAAATTCTACATCTTTGAACTCTCCGAAGACAGCTCCTAGTTGCAAATTCCAGTTTACTGGATTGAACCCTTTCGCATATTCAGGAAGATAATTCTTACTTCCCTTGTATATGTTATTTAGTGGACTGTCATAACTGGATAAATCAAATCCTAACATATATACCTTTGTTGCACCCTCTTGACACGCAAGGTGCATTGCAGTCGCACCAGCACACCATTCACGAGGGAACTCTACATTCCTTATCTTGTTCTTCGTAACCCAAGTGATGTATAAACCTACATCTTTTTCTGCTTTTAACTTTAAGTCATTGTAATCTAAATCTGGGTTCTTGTCAAGTGCTTCTTTAATATTATTTTCAGCTGTCTTTGGGTCTTTACCTTGTATGACACAATCTGTTCTATCTGTTCTTAATGTTTCGTGTATCATATGTGGTTCAAAGTCTAACTTCATGGTGTCTAACAACATAT